TGGGTCGATCTGCTCACAGTGGGTCTCCTTGCAAACACACGGGACCGCACTTTACAGGGTGATAAAACCAGTACCTCTTGTAAAAAGCTTCGGTCAGGGCTTTCAATCTGGGCTTCCAATTCGCGCGCGATTTAGGGGCAATTGCTACATTTGACAACCTTTGGGGTATTCTATTTAGATTTGTGTACGAACTACGCATCTTCACCTTCCTTTCCATCACCCTTGTAATTAGCCAAGGTTACTTTTAGCGCATGAGCTTGGGCCATCTTCTCAGGCATTGTGCACCCGGTGGATGTCTGCTTCATGGTGGCGGTGAGAATCTTAGAGTACATTGGGGTGGCTTCGAGGGCCTGCTTTAGTTCGGCATTGGTAGCTTTGACCTCAGCCTTGAGTTCGTCAATGCGCGCGATAAGTTGTTCGATTGAAGGGGCCATTTTTGCTTTCTGAATATATTTGGTTACACATTTTTAAGTATCTAAATCCTCTTCTCCTACTATCATCCTTAGGCGTTCCTGGAGCGACATCTCCACTCTAACATCCTCAGCGGCAGCTTGCAACTTTTGAAGATCGCAAGGGGTACAAATCATCGGCGGTTCCACCTTGGGAACCTTTGGTTTTCCAGAGTGAAAGTGGCACGTGTTCTCACCCGGGAGACACGCATTCTTGCAAGGGGTCTTTTTCCCAGTCAGCCCTGGGCAAGGTTGACGATCCGGTTTTGGAACTTTGGGCTTTTTCACCTTTACAACACCCCCAGAGTACTTGGCGACAAGCTCGGATTCATCGAGGTTGTAGTCAAGTGCGATGCGAGCAAGAAGATTGTGGGTGTACTTGTCGAGAGCAGCTCCGAAGATGCTGAGAGCGGAATCCATTTGTTCGTTGTTTGATGGTGAGAGGTCCTTGTCCAAAACCTTGGCTACTCTTGAACATCTATTTTGATTCAAAAACGTGTACAAAACTAACCGAGGTTCTTATAAAGATGTGATCAGCTATGAATGCAGTGAATATGGGGTACTTTGTCTTTGATACAGAAACAACCGGCCTTCCTGTTGGAGCTCGCACCTACAAGAATCTATCATCCTATGATGGTTGTCGACTCGTATCCATTGCAATCATTCAATACGATGACAATCACAAGCACGTCCGTACATTCTACGAACTCATCAAACCTGAGGGCTACACCGAAATGCCTGAAGGAGCCTTTAATGTTCACGGTATACCCTATGAAAAGGCTCTCAACGAAGGAAAACACTTTATCAAGATTTATCAAGTGTTTGATCTTCTCCTCGAAGAGGTGAACTTTGTTGTGGGGCACAATGTCGAATTTGACATTGGTGTGATGAAATCCGAGGCGTTTCGACGAGGTCTCTCGATTCAAAAACTCGAAACAATGCGATCAGTCTGTACAAAGGGTATGGTGAAGCAAATTTACAACAAACCTATGAAATTGACTGAGATTTATCACATGCTGTTTGGTGAGTACTTTGAGTGTGCACATAACGCCTTATCAGACACATTGGCGTGTGCTCGGGTCTACCAAAAACTGCTCGAACACAAGGATCAATCGCCATCTGAGATCAAGACGAAAAAGGTTATCATCAAAGCGAGTGAAGTTGCAGCTTGTATCGGAAAGAACCCGTATAAAAAGTCACACGAGGTTCTGGATGACATGTGGAAAAAGTACAGCCCCGAAACATTTAAAGGTACAACCAAAACTGATAGGGCCAATGCGGCTCTGGAAAATTCTGATGCTGCTCAAGCTGTTCTATCAGATGCTATGATGGCGTCCCCCAAGAATTCTGACGAAGCGGACAAGGTGTTTCGACAGGCTGCTGTTCAGATTAACAACAACCTCGATTTGACAAACTCTGAGAAGCGCGAGGTCCTGGATCACATTCGGTCAAAGGTGTACACAAGTTTTGGGACAAAATCGGAGGACAAGACTGCTGACAAGGTGGCTCTGGATGAAAACATCAAGCTTCTTCGGGACGATGCGTTTTACTCTATTGATGTTACAACAATCGAAGGAACTCGGTATGTAATTGTGGGCAAAGTTGATCGAATCGAGGTTCTTCCGGATGAATCAAGAGTTCTGGTGGAGATTAAGAATCGAACCAGGGGTTTCTTCAACGAGGTTCGGGGCTATGAGATGATCCAGGTTCAAACGTACCTTCAGATGTTGGGACTTCAGAAAGCGCGCCTAGTTGAACAGTACAACAAGGAGACTCGAAGCAATGACATTGAGAGAGATGACAAATTGTGGACCGACACGGTGTTGCCTGGACTTGTAGAGTTTTGTACTAGACTTCATAAAAATATGTGTACAGTTTAAATGAACAGACTAGAATTTTTGCGTTATTTACATTCACAGCATAGAGCCAAGATTCGCCGACCCGATCTCACTACTCGTAAATATTTGACAGTTGTTCGAATCTTTTCAACAAACAGAAACAACTTTCAAAACGTTCACAATGCGGTAAAAACTGGATCAATTTCGAAAAAAACAATGACCAATACATTGCTCTTGATAAAGAAATTGTTGAACCGGAACCGGAACCGTAACAACAACAATAATCTCTACAGATACTAAATGTCTGCTGAACGGTACATTGCGATTTTAATGGCTTCCAGGAACCAGGCGCACATGATCCACCTCTCTACCAAATCGTTTGCAACCCACAAGGCTCTTCAAGGGTACTATGAGGGGATTGTCCCCTTGTTGGATGCGTGGTCAGAGGCCTACATCGCCAAGTACGGTCGATTCAAGATGCGTAATTTTCCAAACAACACCGCAAAGTCCCCCAAGAAACCAGTCGTGTACTTTCGAAGTCTCGTATCCAAGATAAAGAAGCTTAGACTTCCCAGGGACACGTACCTTCAGTCTATTCAAGATGAGATTATGGTTCTACTCCAGTCCACAATTTATATGTTGTCTCTAAAGTAAGTAAGGAAGGAAATGGATAATTATTTTAGAAAACTCGTAGGTGCAAAAGTGAATTCTCCGAAAAGACCAACTCTTAAGACGCGATCTCGGTTTTATGCCCGTGGCTCTCTAGAGAAACAGCTTGGTATTCCTCCCACCATCAAACGCCCTCCCACAAAATCACGAACCGTAACACGTGCAGCTATTGAACGCAACAAGAAACGTTATATAAAAGATCAGACGGAAGAATATCGTAAAAAATCCGTCAAGTGGTTGAACTCGCGAATTAAAGAACTTATGAACCGGGTTAAAAGGGGGAACTATCGCTAAATTTAAAAAACCTACAGAAATTAGTAGGAAATGAGAAATGTTCAATACATAATAATCGACTCACAATTTGTCACCGGAACGAATAATGCCTTTTCGGTGACATTTGGAAACTCTTCAAATACATTTGTTCAGGAAATGCGGGATGTCATAGGAATCAAGGCTGTCGATTTCTATGCCACCAATGTCGGAACATCTACGAATCAATACATCGATGTTCTGTGTCTGGATGTCCCAACCTCTGGACAGATCCTCAATGAGCGCACCGCTCAGCTCCTCCTGCGAGTTCCCCTCGAAAGAAACATTTCGGGATCCAGCAATTTGGTCGTGTACGACAAACAGTGGATCCCATCGTACGAGCAAAAAACAACATATTTCAATCCCATAACAATAAAACAGCTACGATTTCTAATAAATGCTCTTAAAAATGATGGAACGTACACACCTCTTCAACACGGTATAGGATTCACGATGACCCTGGAAATCACAACTATGGATCATCTCCAGCCCCCAGAAGACACAAACTTGCTCGTCGTCGATGCAATTAATAAACTCTCAAAACGAATGGACAAACTCAACGTGACTATTCATAGCATCCCGGTCGTAAAGCCGGAAGAATCCTCGACTTCCTTCAAGGTTCCTATCAAGTACATCGTGTACTTTATAATCGCAGTTGGACTTATTTACCTAGGCTACGTTTGGATGATGGGGACTCCGGGACAGGGAGTGGTTCAGGCTCCGGTACCGACTCAGGCGTTGGGGGTGGGGCAGGTGGGGGTTCCTGGACTGGGGATGCCACGGGTTGTGGCTCCGGCGATGGCGCGGGGATTTCTATGAGATCGCAGAGCTTGAGCAAGAGGTTTCCAACCTTGGTCATATCAATCTTTCCAACCGCCTGAGCGTTGCGGATTTCATTACGAAGAGACTCCATTTATGTACTAAAAGAAATAATTCTTTAACTGACAAGATGCTATTCATTGGCCCAACACTCTTGGCTGGTATTGGACAAATGCTCATCAAATACAAGGACATTTTTCCAAATTCCGAATACTACACTATCGATTCGAGTATCCCCGGAGACGATCAGGCCATCGTCTTTGCCCTCCCAATTCCCATCTACCTGCAAAGAATCCCAGAACTAAAAAAGTCCATCAAGAAACTTTACTGCATGACGATTTGCGAAACTGAAACTGTTCATGAGAGTTATGGCGACCTCTTTGCAATGTTTGACACAATCCTCGTTTCGAGTGTTTTTTGTCGTGATGTGTTTTCTCGGCAATTTCCCGATAAAACCTTTAAGATCTTGAGGGCGTATGTTCCTCCCCCAAAGTCTATTCGAGTGAAAACAACATTTGGAATTCCCACGGAAAAGTACATTTTTTACCACATTGGGAACGTTCTCGATCAACGCAAAAACACCAACAAGATTATAGAGGCATTCATTCGTCTCGAACTCCCCAATTCATTCTTGGTCCTGAAAGCGACGTGTCTCCAAGATGTCAAAATGAACATTCCAAATGTCCTGGTCATAAATGGTCTCATTGATCAGAGTAAACTTGATGGATTGCACGCCTTGTGCGACTGCTACGTGAGTTTTTCGAGTTCGGAAGGGATTGGTATGGGTGCAGTCGAGGCTGCGCTCCATAACAAGCCAGTTATCATTACAGACTATGGTGGTGCAGTTGAGTACATAAAAACCCCATACACAATTTATTGCGGTCTTCAAGAGATTCCGTGTGACGACTTTTTGTTTAAAAAAGGAATGCTCTGGGGAAGTCCAAATTTTCAAGAACTCATGATCTTTATGAAGGACGCATACGACAAAAAGTTGACATATATGGACCACGAACACACTCGTAAAATAACGAGCAAGTCTGAGATTTACACAAGTTGGTCATTGATGTAAGTGCTCAACATGACGATGAGACCCACGAACATTGAACCAGGTACCACAGAATCCTTGTTTGATACAATGTACATGACAAGGTTATCGATGAGGTCAATTCCTGTGGGTTTTGTAATCACGCGGGGGACAAACTTGACTAGAAAGACGTAGACAAACATTGCAACAAAGATTGGTTGAAGTTCCATTTAATTACATACAAGAACTTAATTTAGCTTGTGTCTACCGCAGTACTTTCCGAATCGCGCTCTGCTACTACACCGAAGTCCATTCATCAAAGTTGCTTCACACACGCAATGTCCTCCACCACCGGTAGTATGGGGGCACTTTCCAAATTCCAAAAAGATTGGTCGATTCGCCAACTTTCGAAGTCTCTCCTCTTCTGAAGCCTTTTTCATTGCGAAGAATGTTTTGGAAATTCTTTGACAAGTTTCAGGATCAGTCCCATTCTCTTTGGCAATTCTATAAAAGTACTCTGGACTCTTTTGGTCCTGCAAGATTGGAACACATTTAACTTTTTGTGTGTATGTGCGCTTGATCGGTAAGAGCCAAGATGCCTCCATTTCTATTTTGTTTTGTTGGGGTCTCTTAAAAACCTAAGTCATTTTTGTACAAGAAAATGAATGTCAAGATGAATGACTTTTGTTTCTTTTGTGGTGCGCCTACAAAAATAGAACTCCGTTCTAACGAGGATGTGTTGGAAAAATTTGTATTTTGGAGGCTTCTTTTTAGGAGAAGCTTTTCACTGAACAGAAAGTACTACAAAAAGGTTGGGTCCGTTGTTCGAACTGTGTGCATGTATTGCTATCACATAACCCCAAAGTTTGACATTAAAGGGCGTGAGATAACGGGTGAAAAGTTTCGGTGTCGATCCAAGTCTCTCTCAGTGTACGATATATTGAGTTGGCTTGACTTGTTCAGATATTTTAGAAACTTAAACAAAATACCACAGGTATACTAAAAGATCATGTTTCAGCTCATTTTTCTCGCAACCCTCGCCACATTGGCATTTGCTCGCGGCGGCTTGTTGGGCGGCGACCCAAAAACGTGGTCCCCAAATCACAACGAGACAGACAAGTGCGAAGTGTGCAAGAATACGTTTCGGAGCATTTGTTCAATTGTCCCGGAAACCGCGGAGGACATTTGTATAGAGCTTACGAATATGTACCCTCCACATGTCATCTGTAAAGATTTGTGTATGAAAATAACATGGGAAAATGTTGTATAAAAATAGCCTAGGTTTGCTCAAGTGTCAAACACACAAAAATGGATTCGAACATTACAAAGCCGATAGCAGCCGGGATGGATTCGAACAACCGCAAGGTACTAACGGCGTTTGCCGAAGGTGGAGAAAAGGCTGGAATGAAGGCGCTGTTTACGTCACCGGATGGAAAACGGGAGCTGTCGTATTCAGAGATGAGGATGCTCTATGGATAGATAAAAACTAGAAACTTTTGTAAATAAAAGAAAATGGAGACTCTTCCAACTGAAATTGCTCAAGTCGTCTATAAACTATCGTGTCGCGATGCATTCGAAAGTCTTCCACTTGAAGCCTGGAAGTTTCGAATGAAATCAGTTGGACAACTCTTTGATATTCACATTCACATGTACTTTAAGGACTTTTTCTTGGCTTTTTCAAAAATCAGGGAAAAGTTTTGCACCCGTGAAGTCACTTCTCAAAACGAATATGTTCACAACAGGCTGGCTGAAATGTGCCTCTTAAATGCGCATCACAAAAAGGTTGCCTCATTTCAGAGAATCATTCGATCACTCCATAAAAAATTAAAGAAAGACTCCCCGTACCTTCCCATTATCGGTTCTCTCGAAAAATTGTTTTATTATGGTCCATTTACAATTGGCTTTTTCGTGGTCAGAGAAGTGTACCCTATGAGTGTAAAGCACGTCGTAACCATCAAAAAGTCCATTCTACAGATGCACTTTGGGAACCACCTCGACGAATGGCATCTCATTTTTACAAATGGATGTCCCGCGATTATAAAAAACACGGGAAGACACGAAGACGAGTGGGAGATTCAGAGCGAGAATCAAGAGACGATCGACTTGATATTGGAGATTGTCGCGAATTGACAGTAAATTGCAATCAGGTGGAAAATGAAATGGCACGTGGGATGGTGTCTACTTTTCTTTTTATGCAATATGCGAGATAATACGTAAAAACAAACAAGGTATAATGTTCCCATTTTAAGTGGTGTATTATTAATCTTGCGTCCCTCCATGAAAAATACACAAAACGAAAGTCGAGCAAATATAAGATCCACATTGTGACGCCATGTCCCGACAATTGGCCTTTTCCAGAAATTCATGGAGGCTGCCGATACACATAAAAGTAGTGATCCGTGAAAGTAGAGACCTCTATAGAGTGCATAAAGTGCCGGTGCCGACATGAGTCCCGATGTAATCACGAGCACCTTCATTTAGTTTTTGTAGAGACATTTCTTAATACTCGTGTCATTTAAAAACATAGACCCCTCTCTTTGTAAAATGAAGGAACAGATTCAAAAGTTGACGCACGTCGAGCACATTTTGAAGCGCCCCGATTCCTATGTTGGACCTGTTGCCAAAGTCCCCGAACAGTATTGGACTCTGAATACGGAAAAGACTGGGTTCACGCAGGAACTTCTCTCGTACTCTCCCGCACTTTTGAAGATTTTTGATGAGATTCTCGTCAATGCAATTGACCGCAACTCTGGATTTCCAACTCTGGTCAAGAGAATTGCAGTCAAGGTGGACAAGAAATCAGGACTTGTGACAGTTGAAAATGATGGACCTCTTGGGGGTATCGCGGTTGAACAGCACCCAACTGAAAAAATCTGGAACCCCGAGCTGACATTTGGACACCTCCTCACGAGCACAAACTACGATGACACACAGGAACGACTGGTGGGTGGTAGGAATGGGTACGGTGCGAAACTTGCAAATGTTTTTTCAAAAATGTTCATGATTCGGATACAAGACTCTGAGAACAAACTCGAGTACACCCAAATGTGGGAAACCAACATGACTGTGTGCCACCCTCCGGAGATTAAAAAAATAAAAGGGTCTTCCGCCTCGAGTGTGAGCATTTCATTCCTACCAGATTGGCCAAAGTTTGGAATGAAAAAGCTCGATGACGATTTTTACAGAATCATAGAGAAACGAGTCTACGATGCGGGATTTTGCACCGGACCAAAGTGCAAGGTTTCTTTTCAAGACCAAGAGATTGCTAAAGTTTCTCCAGAGGTGTACGCGGCAATGTACCTTCCAGAGGACACCCCGGTTGTTTGTTCAAAGTCTGACAGGTGGAGTGTCTGCGTGGCTCCTTCGAGTGACGGGTTCAAACAAGTCTCCTTTGTGAATGGAATATGCACCACAAAGGGTGGAACACATGTGGATCACGTTGCATCCCTGATCGCCTCTGGAATAATCGAAGAACTTGCGAACAAGATTAAACTTCGACCCCAACAAGTCAAGGACAACTTTTTCTTGTTAGTAAAGTCAACACTTGTGAATCCCAGTTTTAGTTCCCAAGTCAAGTCTGAGTGCACCTTGAGGCACCAAGATTTTGGGTCAAAGTTTGAGCCGCCGACAAACTTTGTCAAGTCTGTTTTGAAAACCGGGATCAAGGATCTTGTTCTGGCTCTCTCAAAGTTCAAGGAAATGTCTGAACTCAAAAAGACTGATGGAGCGCGCAAGTCTCGAATCACTGGTATTCCAAAGTTGGACGATGCCAATGCGGCTGGTACTGCGAGGTCCGAAAAGTGTACACTCATCGTGACGGAGGGTGACTCTGCCAAGACTCTGGCTGTTGCGGGTATTTCCGTGGTGGGTCGAGAGTACTATGGTGTGTTTCCACTCCGGGGCAAGTGCAAAAATGTTCGGGATGCCTCTGTGAAACAGCTCCTCGCAAACCAAGAGTTTTCAGATCTCAAAAAGATTTTGGGTCTCCAGCAGGACAAGGTGTATACATCCCTTTCGGAACTTCGGTACGGTCGTTTGATGATTATGACGGATGCTGATAATGATGGTTCGCACATCAAGGGTCTCATTCTGAATATGATTCACTACTTTTGGCCGAGTCTCTTGAAGTTGAACTTTGTGGTTTCAATGGTGACTCCAATCATCAAGGCGACAAAGGGTTCTCAAGTTCAGTCGTTTTTTACAGACTCCATGTTTCGGGAGTGGAGTGCCAAAACCGGAGACGCTGGAACTTGGAAGATCAAGTACTACAAGGGTCTCGGTACTTCAACGGCTGTCGAAGCTCGGGACTATTTTACAAATATCGCAAAGTTGACTGTTCAATTCAATGTGGATACGCGCACCGACGACTCGATTATCCTCGCATTTGACAAGACCAAGGCTGACGCTCGAAAAGCCTGGCTTCTTGACAGCACTCTTCGATCGGATCTCGAGGTTGGGTACGGTCAGATTACAAAGTTGGACATTACGGATTTCATCCACAAGGATCTGGTCAACTTTAGTCTGGCTGATCTGAAGAGATCGATTGCCAGTATGTGCGATGGGTTCAAGCCTTCGCAGCGCAAGGTGCTTCACGCGTGCTTTCTGAAAAACCTCAAGGAGGAGATGAAGGTGGCGCAATTGGCAGCCTATGTGTCTGAAAAGACATCGTACCACCACGGCGAAGTTTCTCTGGCTGATACAATTGTTCGACTTGCGCACACCTTTGTTGGATCGAACAATGTCAATCTCCTCGAACCTTGTGGACAATTCGGGACTCGCCTGATGGGTGGAAAGGATGCGTCTCAGACGAGGTACATTTTCACAAAGTTGACCCAGAGTGCGAGGATTCTCTTTGATAACCGCGATGATGCGATTCTGGAGTACCTGACAGATGATGGAAAACAGATTGAACCAGAGTTTTTCGTCCCCGTGTTGCCGATGGTTCTTGTGAACGGTACAGAGGGTATTGGGACTGGGTTTAGTTCCAATGTACCGTGTTTCAATCCCGAGGACATTAAGAAGAACATACTGCGGGCTCTCGGTGGTGAACAACTCGTCAAGATGACTCCGTGGTTCAACGGATTCTCCGGGACCGTTCACGCCGTCGATGACAGTTCGTGGATCGCAACAGGTACTCACAAGGGTCACGTGATAACGGAGTTGCCCCCGGGTCGGTGGACGCAAGATTTCAAAGAGTACCTGGATGAACTGGTCGAGTCAAAGAAGATTTCTGGGTACATCAACAACAGCACAACTGACACGGTGTACTTTGCGATTCAAGGCTACACGGGAACTGATGAAGAGTTTGTCAAGGATTTCAAATTGACCAAGGCTATTCACGCGACGAATATGCACTTGTTCCATCCCAAAAAGGGTATCAAAAAGTACGCCTCGGCCGAGGAGATACTTGTGGACTTTGTGGAGATTCGGGTCGAGTACTACAAGAAGCGAAAGGAGCATCTCCTCAAGGATCTGTCAGCGAGATGCAGAGTTCTCGAAGACAAGGCCAAGTTTATAGAAATGGTGATCAACGGCGACTTGGTCATTTTCAAGAGAACGAGGGCATCCATAGAACAGGATCTCGTGAAAAAGTTTTCCAGGGACCCGAATGGAACATTTGACCATTTGATGAACATCAAGACGTACCAGTACACGAACGAGGCTGTCAAGGATCTGCATATAGAGGTTCAAAAGTCTCAAAAGGAGCTTGATCTTCTCAAGAAGACGACGGTGTTGAATATGTGGAAAACTGATATTTTAAAATACTAGAAAACAGTAGAGATGGCTTCGTGTCCAATAGAAGACATTCGGGGTCGAGTCGGCGTGGGTTCTGTTCTCTCACTCGATGCTATTGGAAAACAAGATACATACCTTTTAGGAAACAGTTCATTCTTTGATTACAATGTAAAAAGACACTCCAATTTCCAGGTGTACCAGACAACGACATTTGTTCCACCATTTCCAGGTGTGCCAAATTGGCCCTTTAACGGGTCGTCCGTGTACGTGACCCTGTATCCAAAACAGATGGGGGATCTCCTCACAAAGATGTATCTTCAATGTACGCTTCCAGTTCTCCCAGATACCCTTGGAATGTTTCCAGACTCACGGTACTGCGACAACGTGGGCAGAGCGATTATAAATTCTGTAAAGTTTTCCGTGGATCAGTATGAAGTGGAAACACTGTACGATGATTGGATGCACATGTATGATGACATGTATCTGACAATAGAAGAAAAGACTGCCTCACAGGCTTTAACTGCCGGCGTGGGGGACCGCACCAAAGGTCCTCTCGATTTGTACATTCCATTGAATTTCTTTTTCAGTGCCAAGGCGTCCTCATACTTTCCACTGTGCGCTGCGAAGAATCAAAAGATTACCCTTCAAATTGTGTTCAACAGTGTTAATTTTTTCAGTAATTGTCGAGTTACTAACCCAAATCCCACATACAACTTGAGTCTACCATCCTTTAATATAGTGTGTGAACAAATCATTCTATCAGACTTGGAGCGAGTCAAGTTTCAGGAGAGTCTTAGATTACTTGTCCCAGTCTCTCAGAGACAGCCAGAAGTTCAGGCAAATGCAGGGGACACGCAGATAAAGGTGAATCTTGTTATGAACATGCCAGTTGAAACAGTTCATTGGACTCTGCGACAACAACTATTTGAGCAGGCTGACATTGTAGGAGTTACAAATTACTTTTTAAATAGATACAATTATAGTGCATCAGATTCCACAGACATTGTCGTTCAGTCTCGGAACCCAATAATGTCGGACATGACCATCTTTATAAATAACCAACCAGATTTGGGATTTTTTGCGTCGCAAGGGAACATTGACCCAACGCGCGCAATTTATTATCGGTACGCACAACCCCTCAAATGTAAATTGTCCTCACCACAAATAAATGCGTACACGTACACATTTAGTTTAGATGCAATGAACAATCAACTCGCCGGTGCCATAAACTTTAGTCAAATTCCCGCACAAACAACGTACCTGAATATAAACTTTTTATCAAATGTGGTTACACCAACTTCTGTGTATACGTGTCAAGTGTTTTACATGGCTCTCCGAGAACTCAAGTTTTCAAATGGGTTTATGAGTTTTTAAAATTTGTTTATTTTCTGTTATGTATGATATTATGTTATTCTTGATACACCATTTGATAAAATTTAGTTGGGCAACGGTCGTCATAAATTCCTTTTCCGTGTTTGGGACGGCGTAAAGAAATTTATCAGATCTGCAAAAAGGATCGAATAACTTTTTGCTGTATCCATCAAGGCTCGACTTGTAGGCGCAATGAACTGAAAATGTTTTCCCATCAGACGTTCTGTAGGTTAGGTTATTCTTTTTTGCGTAATTGGTTATGAACCATTCGAGGTTTCGGAGTGACACTGTCCCTCGCTTTTCTAAAATGTCGACGAGGTGTTGAGAATTCTTTTGATCATCGTAAAAAGTATTTATGGAATCGAGAAGAGTTTCAGAACGACTCATTTCTTAGAATGGAACCAAAATCTATAAGCGGTTTTTTGGAAACTTGGGGTGGTCGGCACGCGCAACACGCTGGACAATCCTCCTTGAAAAACGGTGGGATACCGTGATTGTGTTGAGGACCGCTTTGAACAATCTGAATTGGCTGCGTATCCTTCTTCTGGTGAAGATGCATCTTACAGTATCCTTCACACACACCCCTTCTTGAACATCTCGTACCTTTTGCGAGTAGACCCAGGCACGTGACATTCTCGGCTATATCAGAAGTTGTTGGAATGTCACGGAGTAACAGAGACAGTGGAATCTTGTGACTCAGAGAAATCTTTTCCGCAAATTTTGTGAGTGCAGATGAAACCTTCAAGTTGATCTCATCATCTATAATTTTTTTGATCTGTTCCATCTCGTACTCGTACTTGTCCATGAAACGCTTCTACTGTTTATCCTCCTTGAAAAAGTCTGAAATCTTTTTCGACCGTGGCGCGGCTCGCTTCTTCTTTTCGAGAAGACCATTGAAGAGTTCGTATTTTGGGACGAGGGGTTCGAGGAGATCGCACACGGGGTTTGAAAACTTGTTTGTGAAATAGTACTCATAGTCGAGAGGTATCTTATTTTGAAGGACCCACTTGGGATCTTCAGCCATTTGATACTGCTTGGCACCCTTGATCCCAGTCTTCACGAGAACAAAGGGCACGCGATCACCGGATTGAGGCTCGGAACCTGGCTCGCGATCTCGCATCTTCTTGACCACCGAAACATGTGGGAGGTTCTGCGACTTGTACGAATCGGCCAGTTTCTGCGACAAGACGAGTTTTTCATTTGGAACATTTCCATCGAGGAGTTCCTGAGCCCTCTTTCGAGCAAGCTCCTTCGCCCCGGTGGTGTCCTTTGACTCCATAATGACATCAAGGAGTTCTTTGCACGTGTCCCGGACAAAGGGGGTGTTATCTCGGCGAACAACCTGCAGACCCTTGACGTCTATGTAATCCATTTGCATCGCACCCTTTTTGTTCTTGGTCCACAACTTGGCTGCGTATCGCTTCTTCGAGTACAAAAAGTACGGGCAGTAAACCTTTTCAAGTTCGAGGTTGTTTGGCTTTTTGAAGAGTTGTGTACACTGTTCGGCTGCCTGTTCGCCGAGCTGCCAACTGTACTCGATGGCTTCTTGACCCGTTCGACCCTGAACATCAAACTCCACCATTACAGAATCAGTGTCACCGTATCGAACCTTGGCTCCCGGAAAGTTTGCTTCGACGTAATTCTTCGTCTCCTCAATCATACTGCGACCCTTCATAGTCACCGTGGCTGCGATTGGAACACACGGGAGCATACCTTTTCCGGCACCCGTAAAACCGTACACAGAGTTCATGGAAATCTTGTAGGCGAGCTGCTTACCATTGTACACCGCCTTCATCGATCCCGTCGCATTCGCCATATCCTTCTTGGCCTTTTTACGAAACTCTTTGAGTTCTCGAAGAATAGCCGGAAGCAAACTGGGAACATCCTGGGCGAATTTGTGCGTCCCAAACTGTTCGTACACGATACCCGGAACGTTGTCGTACTTTGGGTCGAGCACGAGGGTCGAGTAGCACAGGTTGTGTGCAATCATAATAGAAGGATACAGGCCCTCAAAATCGAGGGCTGTTATGGGTGTGTAATAGGCCCCCGTCTGAGCCTCGAGGACAGTCGCACCCTCGTACCCTTCGGAAGCCACGGCTCCCCACCGAATCGTCGGAACCATGTACCCGAGTTCTCTGGCTTTTCTGGTCATTTGTGAGAAAACCTTGATTTGCTGACCGCGCTCAGTCAAGTACTGAATTGGAACCCAGGTCGCCTTGGCCATCTCCAGAAGATTCAAAAGATTGCAGAGCTTGTCGAGAAGGCGGTGGGGCAACAGAGTGTCCTGGACACAGTACTTGGCCACCTCGGCGAGTTTATCGGGATCACCTTCCGCGTACCTCTTGAACATTTCCTTGGGACTCATATCAAGTTTGTGGTCGCCGAGAAACTTTTCGGAAACAGAGTTCAAAGAGTACGAGTCGAGCTTTTGTTCTCGCTTCACATCTTGAAACAAGTCGAATACATACCTTCCGGGCATCGGAAGAGTCTTCAAGACATTGTCTCCCAGAGCACTCGAGGACAATTTCTTGTACATCATCTGACACTCGTGATCCCGAAGTTTGCTCAAGTCCATGAACTCTTGAACACACCCAGCTATCCTGGCTCTCTTCATCAAAAAGTCCAAATCAAACCCAAAGATGTTCCAACCAGTCAAGATGTCAATATCGTGATTGATGACGTAGTCTCGAAACCCAATCAAGAGTTCTCGCTCCGTATCGTAACTCGTAATCGTGACGCCTTGACCGATTTGAGAAGTCTTCTTGTAGCAGAGACACGTCTTGTCGTATATATCAGCCTCCCCAAGTCTGCGAAGTGACACGGCAATTTGAAAAACTGCATCGCCCTCAATGTCGGCATCCGGAAACTTGCCGGTTGAACTGTTGGTCTCAATATCAAAGGATGCCACTATAAACGGCGCGAGTGTGTCGTTGTCGAGAGGACTCAGTGTTTTCCAGTCATTGCAGAACAAATCGATGGTGCATCGTGTGAGATGGGCCCTCACACACTCTGGACCAGTTTCGAGCCACCCGGTTGACTGAATACCAGTCCGGTGCATGAATCGCAATAGTGGTTCGACATTTGATTCGTAGACTCGAACTGGCCTCGCTTCTTCAGGAAGTGCTCGTCTCAATTTACCATCACACAACCTCATCGCAGCAAGAGAAGCGAATTCGAGTTTCATAAACAGGCTCGTTTCATTATTTTGAAACCCCCACAGATCCTTGTTTCGAACAAGTTCAAACCTCTGCGGTGGTAGCCTCGTACAGACCCGACAAATCTTTTGAAAAAGTGCATGAAGACTTGAATCCGATGTGTCTCTCCCTGAAAGTTTTACAAAAAAGTACGGTTTGAATGCAGTTGTGACGCTCACGGATTTGTTATCAGCGGTTCTTCCAAAGATGGTGACGAGGTGTTCATCTTCGACATCCCTGGAATCCCACGTGATGGCTTCAAACGCAACCATCTTTACTAGTACAAAGTGAGCGCTCAATAGTTTTAATATATTTCTCGCGTAAGAATAAAAGATGTCTATCGACCTCGTTGCCAAGGGAGTACAGGATGCGTATCTGACAGGGAACCCAGAGGTTTCTTTTTTTAGACAGAGTTACAAGCGCCACACAAACTTTGCCCTTCGAAACGTCAAGATTATTCCCCAGGGCACACTGGCACCTGGACAGACTGTGTCCCTGAAAATTCCAAATAAAGGGGACCTCCTCGGATACATTTGGCTTGACCTTGGTCAGGGGACGGTCTGTGACAAGGCGACATCGAACGCCGCATCGTATCAGAATTCGAACGCAGCAATCAACTCGTGCGGAATTTGGGGTGATAGTGACGGAAACACAAGCATTTTTGAGCTTTACATAGGAGGTCAGCTCATCGATCGCCAGGACTCTGTGTTCATGGTTCAGCACTGGCAAAAGTACCTCCTCGACAGTAGTTGCAAGGCTCCAGCCGCCAGTAACGCCGGAAACATTTACACCTCAACATGGTTGCCTCTGCACTTTTTCTTTTGCGACTCTGTGTACCTTCCTCTGGTTTCTTTGCAGTACCACGAGGTTGAGGTTCGTATAAAGTTTTCTGGAGCCACGAGCACAGCCACTATTGGCGGCGCAACCACAGCCACGAACATGGCCAATATCAACTTTTACGCAAACTATGTACTCCTCGATACGGATGAAAGAGCTGCTCTTGTGAATAAAGAACAGGACTACCTCATCGAACAAGTTCAAAAGATTACATTTAATGGAACAAAGTGCGACTTGAGTTTTTTGAACCATCCTGTCAAGTGTCTGACATGGGGGCACGGTGACCCAGCACACACACCAAACCCATCCTCGAATACGGTCCAACTGTACCTCAACGGTACTGAAATGTTCAACGTTCCGATGCCATACAAGATGTTCGGCCAGGTTCAAGGATACTACCACTCAGACATTGCCTCGTACAGATTGGCGTGGCCTCTCGATTTGATCCAAATGTACTCCTTTGCCCTCAAGGCGAACAAGCATCAGCCGTGTGGATCAGTCAACTTTAGCCGTCTCGACAACGCCGCTCTCAATCTGGACGCAGATGGTCCTACGTACCTCTATGCAGTCAACTACAATATTTTACGTATTCGAAACGGTCTAGGAGGTCTTGCGTTCAGTAACTAGACTACGCATTCTCTCAGCTTGTGTAAACTCGAGGTCACCACCATGCATCTGGGATCTCCTTATACCTTGACTGACACTCCTGAACGCGGTGTCAAAGTTTTGAGTATGAAACGTCAGCGAGCAGCCTTCGTTGATATTGAGACGGCTCGCACTCTCAATGGCGTCTTGGTTCGCCCCCAAAAAGACAAACTGCCACCCAAGTTTCTTTTTTTCTTCAATCTTTGAAGACACTTGGCTGTATGTCCACTCTGTACTCGAGTTTTCAACACCGTCGGTGATGATAACGACGGTTGTTTTTTCGTCGTCACCTCCACTTGTCAAGAGTTTGTAAAGCGAATCCACGAGAGCTGTCGTACCTCTAGGACGATAGGTGACAACGGTGAGTTTCGGAGCTTCGGATACTTTTACATTTTCGTACACAGTTGAGAATTCGTGATCAAAAAGATACAAACTAATTGTGTCATTTGGATCAGAAGTTTCTAGAAACGAATTGTATCCACCAATCGTGTCAGAGATACACGATTGCATAGAACCTGAACGATCAAGGAGACAGATAATCTTCATTTTTTATGACGTAATGGTTCAAGTTTTTATACCCCAGTTGACCCAAAACCCCCCGAACCGCGGTCTGTCTCATTGGACAGGGAATCAACCAAAAGAATCTCGTGAAACTCAAACTTTTCGAGAATCAATTGGGCGATTCTATCCCCTATAGAAATCTCAAAGGGTTCCTTTCCGTTATTGAACAAGAGGACATGAATTTCACCTCGGTAATCGGGATCGATGACACCCGCACCGACGTGAATACCCTTTTTCACCGCGAGACCTGATCGCGGGGCAACCCTTCCGTAAACCCCATCGGGCATCTTGATTGCAATACCAATTGGAATCAACATTCTACCACCGGGTTCGATTATGTCATTTCGAATTGCTGTGAGATCGTATCCAGCAGATCCCGATGTTGATCGGACGGGTACACAGGCACTCGAATGTAAACGTGCAACTTCCATTTTTCTAGTTTTCTATTCCAAGCAATTCTTTAAACGCAGCCTCATTGTACCAGATTCCATCATAAAAGTACATGGAACCGAGAACCAACCCAGTGTATCCATTGTATTCCCAAGGAACATAGTCATCCGGGTGTAACTTTTTCAGGTACCGCGATGCTACAACCATGTCCCTGAACAATAAGCCGTAGAACAATACCTCATTTGTTGAATTGTCAAGAATTCCTTTGTGACCCTCGAATATCACGTTCGAGTGTCCCATATTTGTGTATGTCTGTTATTTTTTATTAGGTGGGCTTGGCAGCCTCTGCAGCCTTCTTAGCAGCCTCGGCATTGGCCTTGGCCTTTTCCTCAGCAGCCTTGGCCTTGGCCTTTTCCTCTGCAGCCTTGGCATTGGCCTCTGCCTTTTTAGCCGCCTCTGCGGCATTTGCCTCTGCCTTCTTCTTATTTTCCTCTGCCTTCTTAGCAGCCTCTGCAGCATTGGTCTCTGCCTTCTTAGCAGCCTCTGCAGCATTGGTCTCTGCCTTCTTCTTATTTTCCTCTGCCTTCTTCTTATTTTCCTCTGCCTTCTTAGCAGCCTCTGCAGCATTGGCAGCATTGGTCTCTGCCTTCTTAGCAGCATTGGAAGCATTGGCATTGGTAGCAGCCCCGACATTCCCACCTGTTTGTGGTTCCTTGGGCTCCCCACCCTCTTTATTGGCGTTCTCATGCTCTTTCTTGGCACCTTCTGGTTGTGTTTCCTCCGCCTTCTTAGCATCCTCAGCATTCCCACCTTCTGGTTGTGGTTCCTCCGCCTTCTTAGCATCCTCAGCATTCCCACCTTCTGGTTGTGGTTCCTCGGCGTTCTTGGGCTCTTCCTCAGCCTCTTTCTTGGCGTTCTTGGGCTCTTCCTCAGCCTCTTTCTTGGCGTTCTTGGGATTCTCTTCCTTTTCCTCGACGTTCTTGGGCTTCTCAGGCTCTTTCTCAGGCTTCTCTTCCTTTTCCTCGGCCTTCTCAGGCTTCTTTTCCTTTTCCTCGGCCTTCTCAGGCTTCTCTTCCTTTTCCTCGGCCTTCTCAGGCTTCTCTTCCTTTTCCTCGACGTTCTTGGGCTTCTCAGGCTCTTTATTGGCGCTGTTTTTTTTAGCAAATTTTGCAGCAGAAGCAGCAAGACCTCCAACTGCTGCTGCTGTTGCTGCAAGGGCACCACCCTTCATCTGATTGAGTGATGGCATATTTCCTGAACATCGTAGCCTCATACTTAAAACTTTTTCCGAGAATGAAGGGTTCACAGATGATGTGAATGATGCAAGATCATTGATTTGTTTGGTAGTCGTCAGCTCCCACCAGTAATACACAAGAAGGACAAGAACAACTACAAATGCCAATGTGAGACATCCAAGTGCAAATATCTGAGATGTTGAAAGAGATGACAATTTATTCTTTTCAGAATCGGCCATCGTACTATTATAAGGAACTATAATATTCCACTTGCTATACATCAGGCTCATTTGGTCGCTGCTGGAGCCGCTGCACCCAGCTTACCCAGCACACCCGTACCCTTTTCAACAAGAGCACTCGCATTTTTCAATGCACCCGTACCCTTTTCAACAAGGGCACTCGCATTTTTCAATGCACCCGTACCCTTTTCAACAAGGGCACTCAGGTCAGGCAGCTTACCCCCAGCCGGAACAAGGGAACTCAGGGCACCCAGGCCAGGCAGGCCAGGCAGCTTACCCCCAGCCGGAACAAGGGAACTCAGGGCACCCAGGCCAGGCAGGCCAGGCAGCTTACCCAGGGGACCCGGCAGGCCACCAGCGGGGTTTTTCGTAGCCTCCGGAGCCTCCCATTTTGGAACGTTTCCACTACACTTAACCTTTTTATTAAGGACCGCCTTTGCAAATGCAGGAGCAATCGTTATAAACTCCTTGGCCAACATCTGTCCATTGTGTTCTTGTCTCAACTCCCACCAATAATACACGAGCACAACCAAGACGATTAAAAAAGCTATTATCAATAGTCCAAGAGCTATATATTGTTCTGTTGATAAAGAACTCGAACTCGAGTTCGAGCCATCCGAAGAAGGCTTTGGCGGGGGTTCCTGTTTGTTACTGGTGTTTGGAGCTAGATCGTACCCCTCGATCATATTAGTATACATCCACAAATTATTTAACTGCACTAACTATGGCTTTTACAGATCCTAAAACTTCTTTGTTTTCAGCTATTCTCCCGAGGGTACTTGTAAGCATTGAACTGCAACCCCCGAGAAGCATAGACATTCGAAGATCTGCGTACAAAAAGAATCCCAGAAATATTACAAACAATCCAAAAAAGACGTAGTACTGGACAGTTTCCCACCACGTTTTTAATGATGAAAAGACGCCACTAAAAACAGAAGATAATATACCTGATATACCACCGAATGGAGATAAAAGAACGTCCAATCCACCACCAACTGCACCACCAACTGCGCCAGTTACATCGCCGATACCAAATTGCTCCTTGTATGTTTCTTTGTGCATCTCCATTACTTACTACATCTATTTTATTGACCACTCAAGTATCTCACCGTATATGCCAAGGAGTCTGGTGTTATTTTCGAGCGCTTTCGTCAAACTCTGGCGTTCCTTTCTGATGGAGACACTCTCGAAATACTTTTTTGTGAGTTTTGATCCAATGTTGTCAAGAGTAAACTTGCGGTGGACATTTTTGAGATTCCCAAAATGTCGACGGATGCTGTCAACTATTCCGTACAAGTTGTCAGTCTGCTCGAGCATCGTCGGTTCCTCGATCGTGTTCCAGTACATGTAGATTTCATACAAAAGTATCAACGTTGTTGTATTTTCTTCAGATATATCAACGACAATCATATCGTACAGAAAATGAAAGTACTCTTTCCACTCGACTTGACGATCCGTATGAATCCTGTCGTACGTGTACATATCGAACAACTCGTGTGACAATTTTTCCATACATTCGTTGTACTCATCAATCACAAAGGTCATGTCGTCAAATGTTGTATCACGGTTGAGTTCCTTTTTAATTTGTTCGAGTCGCGCACGAATTTTCGTGTTTTCCTTTTCAATCTGAATATTTGCTCGCTCAACATCAAACACTATGTTTTTTATGATGGGACCTTCATCATAAATAGCACCCGATTTAATGTGCGCACGGAGACTTTCAAACTGTAGATTCATTTATCACTTGACGTTTGTAAACTTTATTCCAAATTTTTTAGACATTAATCTCTTTGCTCGAGGAAGAGATGGTTCGCTCCATAGGAGCCACCGAGCCCAAAATCCCGCGGTCTTTATACCACTCTTCGTCCACGTCTCACCCATACGCCCGTGTCTCGAGAGGTACAATTTCATGTGATTCGGATCTTTATGGATAGTATAGTCCGTGTAGCCTTTTTGTCCAAAGTCAACGTGGTGGCCATTCTCGAATATCGCGCGGAATTTCTTCTCTCTTCGGGGACTCTTTATCAAGTGAACCTTCATTTTAATTATTGGTACAAAATAAAAATGGAGCTCGTCCCTCAAGGTATTTCAATATTATCAGAAGTTCTCAGTATTGTTCGCCCATTGGCTGTTCAGGAGTTTCAAAAGTACGTGGCCAGGAAGACCCAAGAACAAGCCCTCACACACATGGTGAACCAAATGGTTGAAATTTTCACAGCTGTTGCAACCGCAAAGTTTGCAGAGTACCAGATTAAATTTGGATACTATGTGCAACACCAACTTTTAAACGATATGATGAGTCTTGGAAAGTCCTCATTTTATATACTATTACGTAAAATCATAACATCAAAAACAATCACAGAGGGTATTGGATACGCGACTCTACTGCTACTCATTTTGAGGACGTTTAACATTTTGTTCATGGGAATCCCGGGTATCATCGGCAAGAATCTCGTTGAAATCACATCAATTATAATTCGCGACATTATAAGAAATCGCCGAAATATAAAAAAGGTGGTCATGTTCTTTGCAACGTGGGTGCTCTTGGTTGGAACGCATGTCACTTCGAGTGTCCTCCGAAATTTTGAAAAAATGTTTTCCCTCTTCAAAAAGAACAAAAACGTCTACCACAACGCTCTCAATCACTTTGAGGAAACTGTTCCCCGCACCAAGCTCAAGAGGAGTTGAGACACTTTCTACACGTTGCAATGTACATCAACGAGTCCCCCACGAGCTCTTGCTCTCTCGAATCGACGAGCCTTCGAGTGAATGGGGCTGGTGTACCATCCGCACACTTCATGCAGAGTGCGTGAAGTTTCAAGACGTCGTCGCATAGCGGGATCAAGTCGACGAGTTCCCCAAACTTTTTTTGTTCAAAATCCCCATCGAGTCCGGCGACGATTATGTGCTTCCCCTTGGCCAGTGAGCGCTCCACAAACTCTCTGAGACCGGTGAAAAACTGCGCCTCATCTATGGCTATAACCTGGTGATTTTGAATTCCAAGAGTTGAGAGATCATCTGTTTTCACGCACTCGAATGTGTTCTTGTCGTGCGTTTGAATGACTTGCTGATCGGATCGAATATCCTTGGCGGAGTTTATGACGAGGATGGATTTATCAAGTGCGCGATACCTCTTGAGTCGTCGGATGAGTTCTGTGGACTTTCCAGAAAACATACATCCCATTATAAGTTCGAGACGTGCCGGCATCCTTCTGTACCTGATAATAATATATTATTTATAAGTAATGAAGACACATCACATTGTTTCTTTCATATTTTTGATTTTTGTCATCTTCTTTTTGTTACACACAAACTCGAATATGAACGCTCCACAGTACGACCCGACAACTGACTGCGCCACAAAAATGTGTCCACCGGGAATGGGGCCCGCATGCATTCCCGGTGACGGGAGTGGTGCGTACCTTTCTCCGTGGCCCTTCTGGAACGAAGACACGTGCGCACCAATCTGCTACAGTGATACGCACATTCCAGCCTGCGGAAACCTCTTACCACCACCTAAAGTGGAGGGTCCTCCTCTTTCGACGAGTCTAGCCTCTTCATGAATATATTCTAGCGTTACTATAAAATGAAAACGAGTACATTGGTTGCCTTTCTTGTTCTACTGTTCATAGCACTGTGTATGATTTCGAGGAAATCGAGGTACGATGAAGCTGACGAGGATCAGATTGAGAGTGATATTTTCAAAACTTTTATCTAACGTGTGGCTCTACGTAAGACGAGTCATGTTTTTGTCATATATACCAATAGAAGAATCACCCTTTTCACCACCACCAGCTAACAGAGTATAAGGTGGACCGGCACCTTTATTCTCTGTACCAAAGCACCATCTCGCATTATCCCAACCATGACCATATGGAGAATACAGACATATACTTCCATCTGGTTGCATAGCTATATAGCCCGAATTAAGTGGGTTAGTACCCGCAGCCCACTGTAGTTCCCCCCATCCTCTGTGCACGAGAAAATTTCCATCTGTTTGAATTGTTATACGGCCATTTCCAGTACTAGTACCATATATACCTGTATCTGTTTGCAAAATTCCACTATTTTCCATACTATTTTCACCATCACCTGACTTTAGTTCCGTCTGAAAATACTTGAATGCTGTAACTGTCGGTGTTACGATGGGTGACATTCCTAAAGGTGAAGCTCCCGAAGCTTTCTCATCTTTCCTTCTAAAAAACAACCAGACTACAACAAGTAGTAGAACACCAAAATACACCACCACATTGACATTCTTCATTTATATCTCAGTTAGAAAAAATAAAATGATACTATAAGAACATGGGACCTTTTCATGTCATTTTATTTTTAGGTGTACTGTTTTTGTTTTACGTTATGGTAAATCGCGAAATGCTCAACGGTGACCAATGTGTCAATGGGTTTTTAGGGTGTGTGGCTAATGCCAAAGATACATGCAGCACAGTCGTTGATCTTTATACTTGGACTAACGATAGTTGTTCAGGTAAGATGTCTGTGTCACCGCCAATCATGAGGTTTGGATCGGGATTTTGTACACAACCAGGTAATATACCGGATGGTACATACCCAATGTGCATAACAGATTTTAAGTGTCCCGATGGCTACCAAACTGCGTGTCAAGACATTAACGGGGGTGTAACTTTTCCAAACCCAGCTAAAAATAAATACGGTGCACCAAATTGTAAAGACGTTACTGATACGTATGTATGCGCTAACAAGGCTGGTCTCTCCCCTCCCCCCACCCACCCCCCAAACAAAAAAATCATTCCAATCACACACACCCACCACACACCCAAAGAAAACAACA